AGACTTCGTAGCTGACTTATGGCGTGAATCTTATGAGGAAGATAGCTAATGTGGAATTTAATTTACAACAATCCAGAAAAAATTATTGTTGATAGTTTTTCTACTTTTGCAAAAGCTAAAAATGAGTTTGACAATCGAGTTGGATTGTGTTATACTTTACACGCTAACCCATCAAAAATTTATAGTATCAGGGAAGAGAGAAAAAATAATGGCAGAAAACGAATCAATAAAGGGGCCGTGTCCTAAGTGCGGAAGCAGCGATGCCAATGCATCTTATAAAGATGGACGTTCCTATTGTTATAGTTGTAAAACTTATTTCTCAAATGGGAAAGAAGTGAAAACACAAGCTGAAGTTTTAACACTACCAACATCAGCTTTTTCTACAGGTGAGGCGGCAGAAATACCTGATAGAAAAATTAATAAAGAGACTGTTAAGAAGTATGAAACATTAATTAAAAAATCTGGTTCAATAATTACCCATCATATTTATCAATATTATGATAGTGATGGTAATCATATAGCTAACAAGATCCGCGATGCCCAGACAAAAAAGTTCTGGTCAGAAGGACGTATCAATAATGCAGGATTATTTGGTGAACAGCTTTTTAAGCAGAAGGGTAAGTACATAACCTTATGTGAAGGTGAGATAGATGCCATGTCTGCTTATGAATTACTAGGATCTAAATGGCCTGTTGTTTCTATCAAGAATGGAGCCGCTAGTGCCGCTGAAAATTGTAAGCAATCGTTTGAATATCTTAACATGTTTGAAACAATTGTTATCTGCTTTGATAATGACAAGGCAGGTCATGAAGCAGCCCAACAGGTAGCTGCAATCTTTGAACCTAATAAATGTAAGATTGTAGATCTTGAATTTAAAGATGCTAATGAATATCTCAAGACAAACCAACGTGAAAAGTTTGTAGCTACTTGGTGGAATGCCAATACATATACACCTGCTGGTATTATAAACTTACATGAACTTGGGGATAGTCTTTATGAAGAAAACTATTGTGAGACTTGTCTCTATCCTTGGCACAAACTTAATGAGAAAACCTATGGTATGCGTACAGGTGAGCTTGTTACCTTTACCAGTGGTGCTGGTATGGGTAAGAGTAGTATTATGAGGGAGCTTATGCATCATATCATGATGAATACTAGTGATGGTATAGGTATCCTTGCATTGGAAGAGAGTATAAAAAATACAGCCTTTAATCTAATGAGTGTTGAAGCCAATGCAAGATTATATATTAAGGAAATTCGAGATCAATTTACTGCTGAACAATTAAAAGATTGGCAGCAAAAAACTATAGGAACAAAAAGATTCTACGCTTTCGATCACTTTGGTTCCATAACAAATGATGAAATACTGGATCGTGTAAGGTACATGGCAAAGGCTCTGGATTGTAGATGGATCTTTCTAGATCATCTCTCTATCTTGGTATCAGGTCAGGAGGATATGGGTGATGAGCGCAAGTCTATTGATATTTTAATGACCAAGCTGAGATCCTTGGTAGAGGAAACAGGTATCGCGTTACTTCTTGTCAGCCATCTTCGTAGACCTGCTGGAGATAGAGGACATGAAGATGGTAAGGAAGTAAGTCTCTCCCATCTCAGAGGCTCTGCTTCTATTGCTCACTTATCTGATAGCGTTATAGCTTTGGAAAGAAATCAACAGGCTGATGATGAGCATGAAGCTAATACAACAACTGTTAGGATTTTAAAGAACAGGTATACAGGGGATACAGGAGTAGCCTGTTATTTACATTATGATAAAGAAACTGGCAGAATGACACAGGTTGACAACCCTTTTATGGAGGATGAGTGATGGCTTATTATAATAATATTGCAGAAGACAATTTTAAAAAGGAAGCTATAAAGCGCGGTTATAAAATAAAGAAATCAGATTCACAAAGCGATATGTATAAACATATAGATTTTTATATGTCTTCTGAAGATGGCCCACCCTTTTCAGTTGATGTGAAGGGGCGTAAGAAAGCAGCACGTAAAAGCAATTCCTATGATGATGTTTACACTTGGGTAGAGTTTAATAATGTTAGGGGAAATAAAGGATGGCTCTATGGAGAAGCAGACTATATAGTATTCGAGCAAATAAATAAATATATTTTTATTGATAGGGAAAATTTATTAAAGTACTGTCTTGATTCTGTAGAAGATGATTATGTTAATAGCTCATCACAAGCTATCTATAAAAAATATCAAAGGTTTGGAAGAAAGGATGTAATAAGTAGAATTAAGTTAAGTGATGCAATAGAAAGTAAACACTTTACCAAACCTCCTTTAATATGGGAAAAGGCTAATGACTAATGACATAATTTTTTAAGGAGGTTGGTAGTGGCAACTGCAATAGTTGATATAGAAACTGATTCTCTAAACGCAACACAGCTACACTGTATAGTAGCTAGAAGCTTTGTTACTGACCAGATAAAAACATGGGTAGGTGCAGAGTGTTCTAAGTTTGGAGAGTGGTCTAAACTAATGGATAACTTTATTATGCATAATGGAGTAAGCTTTGATGCGCCTATGCTTAATAAATTTACAGGCTCACAGATAAAACTTTCTCAGGTAAAAGATACTTTAATTGAATCTCAACTTTACAATCCTATGAGAGAGGGAGGTCATTCGCTTGAAGCATGGGGAAAAAGACTAGGCTTTTTAAAAGGAGAGTTTACTGAGTTTCAAGAATATAGCCAGGAAATGCTTGAGTATTGTAAGAAAGATACAGAACTAACTAAGAAACTTTCTTCTACCTTGGAAAAAGAAGGGAGTAGGTTTTCTAAAAGATCTTATGAACTGGAACGAGAAATAAGAGCGATTATAGATCAACAACAACTCAATGGTTTTGCTTTTAATATCAGGAAAGCTATGCAACTTCAAGCTAGACTAGAAGAAGAACAGCATTCTCTGGAGCAGAAAGCAGAAGAAATGTTTCCACCAAAAAGAGTTGAATTAAAAACCAAGGTAAAAGAAATACCTTTTAATATAGCTAGTCGCAAACAAATTGCAGAAAGATTAATGGAGAAAGGATGGAAACCTAAAGATTATACAGATAAAGATAATGTTATTATTAATGAAGCTGTTCTATCTAAAATTAATATGGATGAAGCACAGATGTTTAGCCGCTACTTCTTACTTCAGAAAAGAACGGGCTTGCTCAAGGCATGGATACAGGCATGTGAGGAGGATGACAGGGTAAGAGGTAAAGTGTTAACACTCAGAACTATTACTGGTAGAATGGCACACCACAGCCCTAACATGGCCCAAGTACCAGCCAGCTACTCACCTTATGGTAAGGAATGCAGGAACCTTTGGACTGTATCCAACACTGATACTCATTCCTTGGTAGGGACAGATGCAAGTGGTCTTGAACTAAGATGTCTAGCTCATTACATGAATGATATTAAATTTACAGATGTTGTTCTTAGTGGGGATGTACACACAGCTAATCAGGAAAAGGCTGGACTCAAGACAAGGGATCAAGCTAAGACTTTTATCTATGCTTTTCTCTATGGGGCTGGTCCCGCCAAGATAGGTAAAGTCGTAGGTGGAAGTGCTGCACAAGGACAGATTCTTATTAAAAGATTTTTAAAAAATATGCCAGCATTAAAACAACTAAGAGAAGATATAATAGAAGCTGCTAAAGAAGGAACTATTAAAGGATTAGATGGTAGACGATTACATATTAGACATGAGTATGCAGCTTTGAATACCCTTATCCAAGGGGCTGGTGCTATTGTTTGTAAACAATGGCTGATACATCTGACAAAGAAAATAATTCAAGCAGGTTTAGATGCCAAGCTTGTAGCTTCTATTCATGATGAGTACCAGTTCGAGGTAGCTAAACCAGATGTTAATAGATTTTGTAAACTAACAAAGGAGGCTATGAAAGAAACAACTAAAACATTTGATATGAAGTGTGATCTTGATTGTGATTACAAGATAGGTAAGACATGGGCGCAGACACATTAATAAAAATAAATAAAAAAAGTACTTGACATTTTTATTAAAGTATGCTATGCTTATCTTCTTCGTAAGTACTAGACAACTACAACGCCGCAAGGGTGCGGCACCTAAAAAAGGAGAAAAATAATATGTTAGAACCAATTTATCTTTCGGGTAAGTGTCACTATGCATCAGTCGTAGAACCTAACACGACTTTTGAACCAACTTGGCAAATTGATATTGCTCTTGATAAAGAGAGTAAAAAACTTGTTGAGGCTGCTGGTCTTAGTATTAAGAATAAGGGTGATGATCGCGGTGATTATGTTACCTTGAAACGTAAAGTGTTGCGAAAAGATGGTAGCCGAAGACGAGCACCTTCTGTAAAGGATTCCCAAAATAATCCTTGGGATAGTAAACTTATCGGCAATGGTAGTACTGTAAATGTTAAAGCTCTGCCTTTCGATTGGAGCTATGCTGGTAA